GCAGGGTCGCTATCATAGCGAGGGTCAGACATTGCACTAATCAACTCTTGTTGACTACGGAATGCATCTTGTGATCGAGCAGGTTTGCCCGTCAGCATGTTTCCTTCAACTCCCATAGCGTCTGTGTAGCGATAGTACAATGCTTGCAGTGCAAGCTGGATAGCGTTAGTGTTGCCGGATTCAATGAGGGAATCGAAAGCTTCGATTTCACCTTCACTAAAATTCTCAGCAGCCCAACTGGTCAATTGGTTGTAGGCTTGTTGACCACCTACTAAATTTTGAAGTTGATTAACTTCTTGGTTGCTAAGCTCACGTCCCGACTGGGAAGGTTGCTGAGCTTGCATCTCAAAATAAGCTTGCACCAATTCTTGAGATGACATTGAAGAGAATGCTTCAAGTGTCTCTGCACTTAGCTGACCATTCTCAGAGTACTCATCACCAGCCAGTGAGAGTAGTTCTGAGATGTCGCTGTAGTCCCGACTTTCTTCTTGAGCTGGTTCTTCGTCGTAACTCTCTTCTTCAGATTCATCACGGCTACCACTGCCCAGTTTCTTCTCAAGCTCCATATAAGCTTTCTCAAGATCCTGGGCGTTCTTGTATTTACCAGCCAGCATACCCTCTTGCTGAGCCATGATCTCTTCGCCAATGGCTAGGGATTCTGCTTCGTCGGATTCAATAGACGCTAGCACTTCTGCGGGAGGAGTAGCGTCGTAACTAAAAGTTTCTGACATAAAAATTTATTGCATTGGTGGAGCGGCTTGTTGACCACCACCCAGATACTGGGCGATAGCATCTTCCGCATTAGGGTTCTTGGATGGGTCAGCGATAGGAGTCTTAAGCATGTCAGGCATCTGTTGCATCTGCAGCATCTGTTGCTGCTGTGCCAGAGCACCTTGCTTCTCCTGTTGACGTTGATCCATAGACTTAACAAGGTTAAGCACATCAATACCCTGTGCAGCTGCCAAGCGTTTGATTGCTTCGTCTGCATTGATGTATTGCATCAGTGCCTCAGGACCAAGTGCCTGGGCAATGGTGCCAATGAAAGTAGTGAGGGACTCACGATCCTGTCCCCGACCAAGAGCATTGATACCAGCAACGATAGTTGGGTTAACAAGATCCTTAGGGATCCTAGGTAGTTCACCCGAACGTTGCAGTACCAGCAGCTTACGGTTGAGGTAAGGAATGAGAAACTCTACAGTCAGCAGGGAGAATAGTCCCCCGAGAGATTGTTCAAGTTCAAGTTGAGTAAGGCGTACCTCTTCAGCTGTAGTGCGTTCTGATTGCCTTACCGACAGAATGAGGAATGCTTCAGAGATTCTACGTTCAAGAGTTGCAGCAAGGTTAGCAGCAGTACTAAAGTCTGCAGTCTTACCTACTTGGATAACACCGATGTCATCGGGTCTACCTTGAACGATCGCACCGTTGCCTGCCTGGGCTATGGTGGCCGGTTTGGTAGTGCTTGAGGGTGATACCACGAACACGACCTTAGCGGCTGCTGCAGAGCCTTCTACGAGTGCCTGAGAGAGTGCGTCCAAAGACTTAAGATCTCCCAAAAACTCTTCGACTCTACCTCGTCCGTAGTTCTCACCATCAACAGAGTTGAATCGGAGAACCAGCCAGGGGTTAGCATCCTTTGGTGCCTTACCTTCTGTGCCAGGAACCTTATTGCCGTAGGCTTCCTGATGCCACAACCAACGGTTGTTGTCTAAGCGTACATGTGTGTACACTTCTACGTCATCTTCATGAGCGTAGCTGCGATCAGAGACCGGCTTTTCTTTTTCGACTAACTCCTTAGGTAGGAGTTTTTTGTTAATGAGTTCTTTGGTGACGATCTCAATTACGTTACCGTTACCATCTCGTTCCACTACGTAGCGGTTCAATGGGTAATGCTTCAACCCTTCCTTACCCATGTAGATAAGAGCGTTGCCACCAACAACAAGGTGTTTGATAGCTTGGTGAACAACGACACGATCACTGGAAGCAGCGATAGAGTCCATCACCATACGCTCAATCTTAGCAAAACTCAGGTCTAGTTCAGATCGGATCTCAGCAGGCAACTCAGTACCTAGCTTGTCATCACGAATCTGTAGCTTAAAGAAAGTAGTTTGTGGGGGAAGCAGGGCAAGCATAAGCTTGGCTGCCAATGTTACTACTGCTTTAGAGCCAACCGATTGCCAAGGTTGTTTCAGGGATTGGTGGGTCACCCTAAACTCATCACGTTGGATGAGATAAGGGATTGTAAGTTCAGAGCATTCAACCGCAGTTTGGAGAAAGTTAGTACGGTAACTACTTAGATGATCGTACCTTGATTTAGCGTCCATCTAATTAACCAATGTTAGTTCCGCCTTCTCCCATACCAATGTTGGTTCCGGGAGTGCGGCTAATACGAAGGGAGGAAACACCCCGCTGAGCTTGTGCTGTTTTCTGCTTAGTTTTCAGAAGAGGTGTAGCAGCTTCAGCAGCAGTGCGAAGTTTAAAGGGTTGTTTAGAACTTTCAGAAATCATCCGCAGTGCATCTTGCTGACGCCTATCTGCTTCTTGTTGCATAGCCATCATGCGATCAATCTCTGATTGACGATCACGTTGAGCTTGTTCAAAAATGTTACGTTGAGCTGTTTCAGCTCGCATCTGTTCTTGTTGCCGGTGATGTGCGCGGCGACCTCCACCACACATAATGTTAATCCTCTTGAGTAAGACGTGTACGAATCCACTCCACAACACTAGCTTGACCAGACCGATACATGATCTGGTTAAGCGGCGTGTCAGGAGTAGGGTTGATTGGTGGATAGAGATCCTCTAGCTCAGCCAACAACCGTTCGACAGTCAGAAGGTTAAGCGTATTGAGGGAGATTTGGGTTTGCATGTTCAAAGAACGCTGGCATACGTGCTCGCTTGGTATCGGCAAGCTCAGGAGCTTTACCTTCATACATCAAACGATCGCTAGCATCCAGCCAAAATTTTTTGTTCAAATATTTATTGGGTGAATTACCAAGAGGTTGAAGCACCCAGTTGATTGTAGCTTTCCGTAGCTTATCCAGACTAGGAGACCAATCGAGATTAAGCTCACGAGCAACCAAACTATTTGTGGCAACGTGCACTTGTTCATCACGACTAATGTCAGCACTTACTGTTCGGAGACCAGCATCACCGTTAAATCGGAAGAACGGGAGGAGCACGAAGAAAATCGCACGTTCGGCAACCAACGCCTTGAGGATCGTGTGATCTGGATGAGCAGTCCAGGCGTCACGCAAACGCTTGGCTTCTTCCTCAGCCTTTTCATCAACCCCGATAGCATTGGCGATGTAACCGAGTGCAAGGTCGTGGTTCTCTTCGTCCTTAATATTGGACAAAAGGAGATCCCGCGCCATTTCTGGTACTTCATTTTGAAGAGCATCTTGGATAAAGTCTCCTACTGGCAATTCCATGTGTCTAATAGCCAAGGCGCGGTAGATAGTTTCTTCCGCACCGTCAGCCAGTTTACCTGCAGTTGTTTGTACAGGTGTCCAAGTTCTTTTACGAGATAGTAGTTTTTCGTAGGGGTTCATTCGCCGCAATTACAATCAGGAGCAGGGTCATTTAGAAGCGCATCCAAGTAATCATTGACTTCAGTTTCGTCCAAAGCGGCGTATGCGCTGGTCTTATCCTGAGTGTCACCCATTACTTGAAGCGAATAATAAAGGGAGGTTTGCGATGAAGCCAACCACTCTTCGATAAACGCTTCATCATAGGTGATCACATCAGACCAACTATTGAAGCTATAACCGTGAAGAAGTCCCGTAGCGTCAAGCATCGTCATGATGCCATCAGCAACTTTTCTGTATGCATCCCAGCCAACCTCCGATGCGATCTCAACTTGACCGTAATCGTAGCTCTGGACGCCAAAGGTGCCGCTATCACGGTCCACTTGACGGGCAATGGGAGGTGCAATCTCAGGGGTGGCAGTGTAGCCATCAGGATCTTTGTAGCGATAGCTGCAGGATGCCGTAGGGGCAATAGCAAACGCACGATCCATGTTATTGAAACGAGCAATGCTTGCAGATTGTGCAACACCACTCTTAAATTCAAGAGCCAAGCTAATGCCAGGAGTGAACTCAGTGATTGCCTTACCACTGTTAACAACAGCAAGGGCTTCACCAAATTCTTTGTACGTTACTCCGTACCTTCGTAGCAAGTTGGCAAGACCGAGCATTCCCAGTCCAACTTGTCGATCTGTTTCGGGTGGCAGGTACTCGCCAGACTCTCCAACGCCTGTCCGGCTATGGAGACTGCACAACTCGGACATACCTGCAACAAAAGCCGGTGCGATGTCTTCGATGTCACAGGCAGCGAGATTGACATGTTGCAGCAGGCAAGTTCCGCGTGACGGCAAGTAAACCTCAAGGCAGACGTTGCCACGGATTCGTTTTCCATATGCATCAACTTTAGTTTTGTTTAGCCAGATGTCACCCTGGCGGATACCTTGGAGGAGTGCTTGGCGGACGTTAGGTGTAGCTTCTTCCCACCAATAATCATTGATGTTGACACATCGCTTGACCCAAGGTAGTTCAGCACGAGATGCTTGAATGAACTCAAGTACATCAGGGTGACAAAGATCAAGGTGGCACACTACAGCGCCATTCTTATAATGTCCACCCCGTCGAAGGGTTTGGTTTAGGGTTGAGTAGATTTGTGCGAATGATACAGGTCCAGAAGCTGTAAGACCTTTGCCATTTTCTGCTCCTTTGGGTCGGAGCTTTGATAGATGAACTGCAACTCCTGCTCCAAATCGCAGGGCATGGGAGACAAATCTCCAACTTGCTTCGATTCCATTCGGTCCTTCCATAGAATCCTCCACTACAAACACAGTGCAGGAAACGGGAAGGCGGGAGGTGGGGTCGTCAATCCATGACTGTACGCGCCCAGTGCGAGCGACGAGTTCTTTGGTAGTGGCGGACATTATTAAACGAGATCAGTAAGGGTAGGGGGTTGATAGTTTGGTCCTTTGAGAACCTTGCCGTCTTCACGGCGGATGGGTTTACCGTCTTCACCAAGCTTACTCATGTTGCTTCGGTGTACACGGTCCATTGCTTCATCCAGATCCCAGTCCAGATTAGCAGCGTATTGGTAGCAGACATACACAAGGTCTGCAAGCTCTTTTAAACACTCTTCAGCGTTGCGTGTATAGCCGTACAACAGCTGTTGTTCAGCCTCTAGGAACTCTTTGAACTCCTCAACGATCAAACGCTTCTGCATCGCCCGTGAAGCTGGCCCAGTATCGTTCTTCACTTGGTAGCCAAGGCGAAACTCTTGGGCTTGACTCATTAAGGATTTCATTTTCTAGTTCGTTCTGAAGGTAGTGGATTGCTTTACGAAGGTCTGCCTTACGGTCAGCTGTTTTGTAACCAGCACGGCAGATGTATTTAATGGAATTACCCAGGTGGAAACTTAGTCCTTGGTCTCGGATGAAATCCCAAACTTGGATAGAACCTCGTCGATAGTAGTCGGGTCCAGTTGAGTTGGTTTTGGCCAATGTTTTACAAGGTTAGTGAGTGAATTACCCAGGACAAAGCATTGCTTCTGCAGGGCTAGGAAGATAGTAATAATATCTTCTTTAGATGATTCAGGATGTTTAAGAGCATCTTCAATCTGACGCATCTTAAACTGTTGTTCCATTGTTAGTTCAACAATCGGAGGTGGGGGTCCATAGTTTGACGGACTGGGTATCGAAGTCATAATCGGTGCATTGAAGGATCTTTGCAAGCTGTGCATTTCGGATAGCAGCAGATTTGTCAAGTCCTTTTGACTCAAATGCTTTAACGATTGTTTCCCACGAGTAGCCGTTCTCTTCAAAGAAGGCGATTGCTCGTTTGATGCCGAATCCAGGAACTCCGCTATACCCATCAGTTTGGTCACCAGCCAGCGTCTGAACGTAGTGCCAACGCTCACCTTCTTCTTTGGTGATTGTGATGACACCATCAGATAAATCATAAAGGTCTCCAGGTATTTGTCGCATGTCTTTGTCGGGACTGCAAATGATGTGTCCCGATTCTTTAGTAGCGTAGATGCCAAGAGCATCGTCAGCTTCTAGCTCAGGCATGACTACAACTTGGTAGTCCTCTTTGAGCTTGTTGATAACTCGTCGATACCCGCACGGCTTCTTCCGGTTTCGATGTCCTTTATACGCTGGATCAATTCGTTTACGGAAATTGACACTATCAGTAAAAAACAAAATAGAATCGTCGAAGCATCCAAGATCTGTTGCGATCTTGAATAGTTCTCGTTCGACCATCGAGTAGGCGTCACTGAAGCGACTGGTGACGGTGATGACTTCATCTCCCCAGTCGATTTCAGTTTCGTTGGCGGCACAGCATTTGTAAACGATGTAGTCTGCATCAATCAGTAGACTCATTTACCTTGCCCCCGCCGGAGCTTGCGCCCGTGCGAAGGAAGACTGCGTTTGCCGTTACCTTGTCGGGTGTGTTTGAATTTGGCACGAGATTGAAATTGAACTCGTCCAAGTGCGGTTTTAGATTT